TTGACCTGCTAGAGCTCCTGCATCTGAAACACCACCACCGATGGCATTAAACATTGCTTGTTCTTGTGCTCTAGCACGTTGTTCTTCCAGTGTCCGTAGTTCTAAGAGTTGTGCTTCTTGTGCTCTTGCTTGTTGCATGTTAAGCATTTCGATTTGTCGACCTGCCTCACCTTGTGCTCTTTGCACCTGTTCTTCTTGTGCACGGATTCTTCTTAGCTGTTCACCAGAATCTTGGCCCATAGAAGACAATGCTTGCGATTGTGCCATTTGTTCTGATGCCAATGCTCTTTGCGGATCCATAAATGCTGAAGTATAAGCAGCTCTTTCTTGTCCTGTTAATCCTAATGCATCAGCTTCTTGTAATCTTTGTAGCTCTTCAATCCTGTCGGTTATGACTTCACTTGGTCGGAGAGCACGGTAGTCGCCTACCCCTTTGATTGCCCCTCCTAAGAGTTTTGCACCACCTGTAGCGAGTGCGATTGCTGTTAACGGTTCCATTATAGCCTCCTATTTATTGCTCTTTATTTTTCCTATGCCGTTGTTGGACGATAGTATGAGTAAACGTTTACTTGAAGAAAGAAAAGCGGAACTGCACGTTCTGCTGTAGATACCTGTAATCTATACTTATGCTCACCGGCTGTATGATACCCTGAAAACATAGCAGTAAATGGTCGTCTTCTTTCTAATCCTTGTATTCCACCATCATTTGATGCACCTGTTCCAACACCAAACTCTGATTCTGTCATGTATGTATTGGTGGTTGTTGCTTTACTAGCAGCATCACCTACTTTTATGATTGAAATGGTAGTTGTTTTAGATGATAATCCTACTTCAGCAAGATCCAAACTGTTTAACGATCGTGGATAAGCTGTGATGTGGACGTATAAATCAGCATCTTCTTCTAGATAAAAATCTATACCTGTTCCAGTAGCTACATTATCACCGATAACATTTGCACCAAAGCCACCTGCATTGTTTGATCCAAGTGTGCCTTGATTAGTGCCAGTAGAAAACTCATAACGATTATTTGTAGGAAAGTATTCGCCTTTCATTACATGTTTTAAGCCAAACTCATGACCAGATTGTGGATTAACATCGGATGCAGATACTCCACCATTGACATAAGATTGTAATACATCAATGTTTTGTTCTACTGCTGATCCGTTTATAACAGCTGCAGCTGAAAATGTATTAGGTGCTGTATAAGCCATTACGATCTCCCTGATTGTGGATTAATGATTTCTACTTCTATTGCTGCTCTTTCCAAAACTACTGAAACATCAACACCATTTCTAGCCGGCGTACCAGCTGGATCTGTGATCTGTGATTCAAGAAACTGTCCAGTCGAGTTAACCCTATACGGCCCACTTATAAACATCTGAATGCCAAACAGCGTCTTCCCACCGCCACCTGCAACGTTAACACTAAAGGTGTGTTGTCCATGAATGTTAGTCGAAGGGCCGGCTGTTGCAAAATCTTGTGATGAGAAGTCGTATGTTGAATAAGCAGCAAATCTACCACCACCTGATGCAGTTTCTGTAGCTGTAATCAAGTGCATTGGAACAACAGAGCAGTGATCAAATCTTCTATTATCGTATGAAAACTGCACATCTGAGTTTCCATTAGTTAGATCTGATGGATCGAAATAAGCTAAGGATCCACCAACACCTGATTGGTAGAAACCTGCATCATCTGCAGTTTTAAAGTTGCTATCAGTCAAACTATTTGATACAGTGTCGAACTTTGGGTAGATTAGATAATAGTATTCTCCTACACCTATACCTGATAGAGAGGTATCCACGAGTTGGCTCATGTAGAACTGGGGTAAGAGTCGTGATTTGTTTCCGTTGTGATAGATGTCCCATACATTTACATTCCAGTTTATTTGTATTTTTTGATGATGTTCTAGCACTATTCCGTCGGTTCCGTTGACTTGGATTTTTGTGCCTTTTGAGTGTGCGGTATTGATAGCCAGAGTATTATCGTGATTAATAGGATACTCAAACTGAGCGTTAACAGAGCCTGTTTGGCTATAGTGCTGACCCGATGGCGTACCTCCAATAGTAAATGCATTATAAATCCATCCGTTGTGTGTTGCTGGTGCAGTTCCTGCTGCTACATAAGCAAAGTTATCTTGCCTAGCTGTAAATCTTAGATGTGGATTATCACCAAGGTTGACCATGTCAGCACCTTGATTTCTTACATTTTCTTTGTCAATCTTTTGCGTAGATCCATTGATTGCAGTATTATTTGCATTGGCTTCTGTTGCGCTAGTTGTGTCGTTATTCGGGTAAAAGTTAAATAGTTTTATTCTGCTCATTATCTTCTCCTGTTATGAACTGATAGTTGGCCACCCCAGTAGTTCAAGTGCACAGCAGAACCATCATCTGCTTCTTTCTGAACTGGAACTTTACAATAAACACGAAACTCATGCTTACCTTTGCTGACTGGCACTTGTGTAAAGATCTGTGATGTGTTAAAAGCAGGAAAGATTTCTGATGTTCTAGCAACTTCAACACCATCAACTTCTAGTTTCCATTGTCGAGATCTTCTTACAACTCTATCTGTTGTGCCTCTTTTGTAGAAGTGGTAGTATTTTGGAACGAAACTATTAATGTGGAATCTGATTACTGCCATTCCTTCTTCACAAGGCATGTTTAGTGCTTCACCAATAGGAAACCAGAAACCACCACCTTCTATTGGTGCTGATCCGTATTTCAAACCATTGATACTGTTGCCTCGTGGATTAACTGTTCCACCTGTAAAGTTAGAATCCTGTGATGTGCCATAATCGTCTTGTGCGTTTATGTTGTCTACAGTTTGCCATCTACCTACTGATTTATCTTCAAAGTCGGTGTATACTATTGAGTTAACAGGAAGGTTGTCCCTGTCCATACCACCATTTAGCACTGAAACGTATTGTGAATAGTTTTTGTCGTATTCTCTACCATCAACGATCATCGATCCTGTTATGTTATTGTATCTCCATCTGTATCCCATTATGCCTGCCTTCCTCTTATGGTTTCTGCGCCTTTGCTTGTGTATTCTACTGCGTATCCCATGATAGTAATAGCTTCATCTGCTGTCAGTTCAAAGGCAAACTCTGAAACAGATTTTAAATCTACAGCATACCGCACCTGTGTTAGTAGTTTGCTTTGCCACTTTGATGAATCCCATACAGCCAATGAAGCCTTCTGGTCGTCATCTGTTGGCTCATAAACTGGTTGAGATGCGTGATCTGCACGTTGCATTAAGTTTCTTTGTCCATCTGTAGAGTTGTCCCATTCTCTGTCTTTGTAAAAATCTACTGTTGGAACCTGATTACCTGTTGTTAAGATGTAGAGATAAACATACTTGACGTTCTTCTTCATAAATGGCTGACCAAAATCTAGCCATTGTGTTCTAATCTTTGCAGGAGTAATCTTACTTGGTTTATAGTTCGGGCTCTCATCCGTTCCCGCGTTAAATGATCCAGCTGTTCGTTTTCTACTAATGACATAAATACCTCTGTTGACTTGACCTACTGTAAGTGGATCTTCATCATACCATCTACCGTAAATAAGATTACTGTCTTTGTCTGTTGTAATGCAGTTTACACCCCATTCTTTGTTATCTCTAAATGACCAACTAGCAGAATCGATGTGATAAATCAAACCCATTGTTAATCTATGTCCATCATCAGCTGCTACATAGAAATGCACCTCACGCCATTGTGATGAATAAATGCTGACTGCACTTGATAAGCCATCTAATGCTAGCCGTTCGATGTATTGTTGTATTGGATCTGATAGTTTATCAATGTCTAAGTTTGCACCACCATCCAATCCACCTTTTATTCTATACACCCCGTCTTGTCCTAAAAACATAATCCCTATGGTAGGCACGTTAACGATAGAGTGTGGTGAACGACAGCCGATGCCAGTTATAAAAGGCACCAACTCAAAGCCATTCAGAGCATCACCACGGATCAAGTCAATAGCTTGTTCTCTAAACACTAGAAGCGAGTTATAATACACCTCAAAGCCTGTAATGTCGCCACCTTCTCTTGTTCCAACATCAAAGAAGTTTGTATCTTTGTATGTATCAGGTTGATTAGGTTGTGAGTAGTAGATTCGTGTTCCGTCTGAAATACCACCATCGATAAATAGACAGTTCTTAAATGTAGCAGTAAATCTACCACCATTTGCTGGCATTACAATAGATTCTGAATCTAATGGTGCTGCAGATCCTAGCTGTGTGTCTTGTCTAAAATCTGTATAGAATGGATCTGTATTATTATCGATTTGATCTAAGAAAAAGAAATCAGAACCTCCGTTGTTGGTTCTGTATAGTTTTCTAGCGACGACACCTGTTGGCCCTACTGGTATTTCCATAACCGGACATGCTCTATTTGCATACTCGTTTGTGCCTTTTGTAATGTCTCTGGTTGTCCACTTGATAGGAGCTGAAGCTTCTGAGATCGGTGATTCTGATCCTGCTTCATTAACAAAACTCATCTTGTATTTGTATTCGTTCTTTCCATCAGATCCCGTAACGAAACCTACACCTTGAAATACCTGTGATTTGAAAAGCGAACTACCACCTAACTCATTTTGTCCTAGTTCATAATCTGAAGTAGCTTCAACATAAGTCATTGGTCGATTGCCTGAATCGTATGTGTCTGGTAGTATAACTTCTGGTGCACCTGGTCGTCTATCCCAGCCAAGTGGAAAGATCCGATCACCACCTCTGTATTTTAGTGGGCCATCTACACCATTTGTTATAACAACATAGCGACCATAAGGTGTATAGTTTGTATGTGCTTCTTGTATAGTTGGCACATGTCTTTCATCTTGTAGAGTTTGTGCAACCTGATTAGCTGCTTGTCCTGCAGAGTTAACTAAATACTTAAGGCTACCGTTCTGCTCGAATAGAAACCATTGTTGTGCTGAGTTGTGTCTTTGGTAGCAGTAAATACTGTCAACAGAGTTTGCTGTAAAGATTTGATTGATACCACTATTACCAACAGGCCTGTTTGTCGTATGAAAAAACTCTTCATAACCAAGAAAGTTATTCCAAGTTTTTGTATGAGCATCATAGGTCAGATTTTCTAAAAGCTGTGTGCTAGTAGCAGGTGCTGGTATACGTTCGTCTATACCTACAAATGGTTTTATTTCAAGTTTGCCTGGTGTTTTCATTATGCATCCGGTAATCTAGTAAGCGTCTGAAATGGACGAACTCTTAGAGGGCCGGAAATAAAAGAATCTTTGATGTAGTATGCTGACCTTTGTGTCAAATACTTGTTATCTATTTTTAGTAGTTCTTTCTCTGCTTTCCTGTCGTAAAAATCTGCCATGTCAGGATTATTATGTTTCATAAATGTTTCTGAACACACTCGATAAACAATGTATCTGTGTGTATCATCAGGCGTATTTGGCCTGTCAAAATCATCAGATAGTTCTGGAGGTGTGTAAATGTATCTTATTTCTATTGGAGTGATAGAAGCAGGTCGTGGATAAAGTCGTATTCTCTTTCTGTATCCAACGTTTACTTCTTCTCTAGCAAACCCAAAAAAATCATCAACAGTGTCGATGGTTAAGTTGGTTGTGTTTGTCCAATCTACTTGAACTTCATCATCATCAATCAAGAAGTATGAGTATTGACTAGCACCTGCGTTTGGTGATGTCTTTACTGGAACACTACTTAAATCTCTGAAGAATGTTTCTTCGTGTGTTTTGGTATCTTTACCTGTAATGGATTTAAGTCGAACATAAAACTTCTTTCTTAATCCTTTAAATCCTTGTTTGGTTGTATCGTATGTTTTAAAGCGTGGTTTCTGTGTGCCTGGTAGTATAACTTCAAATGGATCTGATAGTTGTGATTCTACTCCTCTCCAAACATAAGACATCTTAAACTCATAAGTTCCTGCTGGCCATGCTGGTGAAGAAGCGACACCTTCAACAGTAAAATCTTTACCAGCACGTGGAACGAACTGATCAATGTCTACTGTGTGTTCTGGATAACCATCATAAACTACAAAGTTTGTTGGTGTGCCTTCCAAGTCATAACGTAAGTTTAGATCTTCATCTCTTCGTCTAGTAAGGTTTTGTATCTTACCTAGAGCATTTGTGCCAGATCCTGTTTCTGAAACGTTTCTAATACCTACACCAAGTATGTCTGTGCAATCGGCTGGTAGTGTAAGGAAGCGTTGTCGCACTGATACTGTAATGCTATCCAAAGCTGTTGTATACCAGTCAACCTGTGGTGTTGAAGAAAGTTTACTGAAGTATACTCTGTTGTCTCCAAAATCTACCTTATCGATCATGTATGTGCCGTTATTACTTGTGTTTGAAGAATCTGTAATAACTGCAATACTACCTTCATGTGATAATCGGATTCTGTTAACAAATCCTATTTCTGTGTCGTCGTCTCTGTCAAGTGCTGTGCATTGTGCCCAGTTTCTAACTTCTGTGGTAGATGATGTTATTGCTGCTCCAGGTGCAGTTGCATCTGGCATTGTGTAAACATCTACTGTCTTCTGTGAAAACTCATAAGGACGACTAGCAAACCAGTTTCTATAAGTGTTGTTGATGTATCGGTTTATTTCATCACGATAAGATTGCACATCAGGATCGTAATCCAGAATAGAAGCAACCGTTTCTCGCATTTGTTTTAAGTTCATTTATTACCTCTGTGCTCTAATGAAAAAACCCTGCCCCAGAAGAGGCAGGGCCAACTGTTTTCAAGGAGAATCTAAATGAAATGTCTAGAAACATTTAGATAATGCCCTTAACCCTGGGCGCAAGGTATTCGTGTGTCTCTTAGAACTGCTTAAGTATAATGACAGTTGACTGAGCTGCAGCAGCAGCAGAGCTAACGTCATCAACGGCAATAGCATGAGGAACTGCGTCCTGATCAGCTGTGAACTTGTATAAAGTTCCAGCAACAGCACCAACACATAAATAATCTCCAGCAGAAATAGCAGAGTTTCCTGCTTGGTTCTTACCTTCGACCTGTGCTTCACAGATTCCGCTTAAACAAACTCTAACTTGATCACCTGCTGCAGCAGCATTGAGTGCTGCTCCAATAGCTGATTTGTTAGCGGTTGCTTCTATTACTTTAATCACACATTCTGCACCACCACCCGTAACGACGTCAAACGTAACTAAATCACCAAGAGCAATAGCTCCGTCAGCAATAAAGGTTTCAACTTGTCGTCGATGCGAGGTATCTGCTGAAAATGCGACACCATCACTGTCCAAGATGTCCAGTTTTTGTAAAAGTGTATTTGTAGCCATGATAATCTCCTATTATTTTGTAAGTAAACCTTGAGCACCGAGGTGTTGAACATACATTTGCATACGAGTCATGATGTTAGCTGATCTAGAAGCATAACCACTAATGTGTTCAAAATCTTCCATCTCAAACTGTGCATCCTGGTCGAAAGCAAGTTTCAAGTATTC